CGCTGCACCCGCTTCTGGGAGGAGCCGAACCCGCGTGAGGGCGAGAACTTCGCCGAGTGGATCTCCAAGCTCCTCGAGGAGCACCTCGTCCTCGACGCGTTGGCGATCTACCCGCGGCGGACGTACGGCGACGAACTCTACGCCCTGGAGGTCGTCGACGGGTCCACCATCAAGGTGCTCCGCGACAACACCGGCGGCCGCCCCCAGCCTCCACAGCCGGCCTACCAGCAGATGCTGTGGGGCTTCCCCCGTGGCGAGTTCGTCGCCGACACCGACGACCAGGGGCAGGTCCTCAACGGCTACCGCTCGGACCACCTGATCTACAAGCGGCGCAACGTCCGCACCTTCACCCAGTACGGGTACAGCGCTGTTGAGCAGGCGCTGGAGGACATCGACGTCTGGCTGCGCCGCCGGAAGTGGATCCGCGACGAGTACACCGAGGGCACCGTGCCCACCGGGATGCTCACTAACAACGGCGCCACCGGCTGGACCGCCCAGCAGATCCTCGACTACGAGCGGTCCCTCAACGACACCTTCTCCGGATCGACCGCCGAACGGCACCGGCTGCGGATCCTGCCCCCCGGGTTCGAGCTGCATACCAATGACGACGTCGCAGAGAAGTACCGGCCGGACTACGACCTGTACCTCATCAAGCAGATCGCCTCGCACTTCGACGTCACCATCGCCGAGCTCGGCTTCACCGAGCCCGGCGGCCTCGGCTCGACGGGCTGGCACGAGGGCCAGGCCGACGTCCAGCACCGCAAGGCCACCCTCCCGACCCTGCGGTGGCTGCAGCAGCTGCTGACGACCATCAGCCGCAAGCACCTCGGCATGCCGCCGGAACTGGAGTTCCGTTTCCTCGGCTTGGAGGAGGAGGACGAGGCCGCCGCGGACGAGGTTGCCCGCCAGCGCGTCGTCTGGGGCCGGATGACCCTCAACGAGGACCGTGACCGGCTCGGCCTGCCCCGTTATCCGTTCCCCGAGGCGGACATGCCGATGGTCATGACGACCCGCGGCGTCATCTTCCTCGAGGGCGCGTCCAGCGACGCGTCTCCTGGCGTACCGCTCGTCCCCGGCGACCACACCGACGAGGACGGCACGGACGACACCACGTCCGAGGACGACGAGCCAGGACACGACGACGGGAAGGAAGGCGAGGACGGAGGCCGTGGGGACGCCGTCAAGACCGAACTCGCCGCGTTCCGCCGCTGGTCGAAGAAGAACCCAGCCCCACGCCGACCGTTCGAGTTCCAGACCGTCACCAAAGCCGACGCACCCGACTTGGCCTTCGACGAGCGAATCGTGTTCGCCAGCCCGGGCGGTGACCCCGGCCCAAAAGGTGAGCCGGTCGCGTGGCCCGGCTGGGACCGCGACCAGACCACCGCCGCTGCGTGGGAGGCCCGGCTGAAGAGGGCGATGGGCCGAGCCGTGGACTGCGACGCCCTCGCGGAACGCTGGCTGGCCCAGGAACTCGTCAAGGCCGACGAACCCGACACCGCGACGGCCGAGACGCCCGAGCAGCAGCCCGAGGACAGCAACACAGGCGAGTGGGCGGCCGCGATCGCCGTCGCGTTCCTCCTCGCCGAGGGCGTCGCCCTCACCGCGCCTCTCGCCGTCGCGCTCGCCGGCATCTGGGCGGAAGGCTGGGCGATCGGCAACACCGCCGCCCACGCCATCCTCACCGGCAGCCGAGCACGCTACGGGTGGAAGATCGGCGACGAGACCGCGGCCAGACGCACCCTGACCGCGACCATGGCGGACGCCCTCAAAGCGTTCGTGGACCAGAACCGCACCACCATCCCGGTGATCGCCGACCGGCGTCTGCAGGTCTTCGCCCGCGTGCTGGCCGACGCCAAGGCTCGCGGCCTGACCGTGAAACAGCTCGCGGACGCACTGAGGGACGCGCTGCAGGACGACGCATGGGCGCGGATGGTGGCCCTCACCGAGCTCACCCGTGCCAGCGCCGAGGCCGCCCGGGCCGCCTACACCGCCGCGGGAATCACGACCTGGCGGTGGATGACCGAACCGGACGCCTGCCCGGTCTGCGTGGCCAACGAGGCGGCCGGACCGCGGTTCATCGGCGAAGCGTGGCCGGACGGCTCGGCCGCCCCGCCGGCCCATCCGCACTGCAGGTGCAGCGTCCTCCCGCTGGACAGCCCGTCGTAACCCATTGATCGCGCGCTCACCGGAAGGAGCCGCACATGACCGATGTCGCCTACGCGTGGGCGCCGATCACCAAGACCGAGGAGCAGGACGACGGCACGCTCATGGTCTACGGGCCTGCCGCCTCCAGCGACCTCGACCGCGACCAGCAGCGCCTGAACGCCGACTGGCTGGACCGGGCCATGCCGGAATGGGCACAAATCGGAAACATCCGCGAACAGCACGACGCCAAAAGGGCGGTCGGAGTCGGCGTGGGCCTCTCGAAGGCTGACGACGGCCAGCACCACATCGCCGCACACATCGTCGACGAGTCGGCGGTAAAGAAGATCAAGGCCAAGGTGCTGAAGGGCTTCTCCGTCGGCATCAAGAACCCGAAGGTCGTCCTCGGCAAGGCGGACGCCCCCGGCGGTGAGGTCGTCGACGGCAGCATCTGCGAAATCAGCGTCGTCGACCGGCCCTGCAACCCCAACACCCTCTTCGAGATCGCCAAGGCCGACGGCGCCGGCGCACTCGAAGCGGTCGAGGGAGCCGGCGTGGTGGAAAAGACCGACGCCGAGGCATTCGGTATCCCGGACGAGCTGTACGAGCGGCTTCCGGACGTCGTCCGCACAGCGCTGACGACCCTGGCGGCCGCTGGAGCCGCAGTCTCAACCGACGCCGTGAAGGCGGAGGGCACACCGAACGCGGGGGTCGTGGTGTCCTCACCGTCACTGCTGCTCAAGCTCGATGGGCTCCCGGTCACAGAGGACATGCTCCGCGGGCTCGTCGACGAGCGCGTCAGCGAGCAGCTCGGCGCGCTCGACAAGGCGGACCTGTCGGCAGCCGGACGGCGAAAGGCCGCTGCGTCGGGGGCGGCGATGCCGGACGGCTCATACCCGATCAAGACCAAGAGCGACCTGCGGAAGGCCATCAAGGCCGTCGGCCGGGGTAACGCCGACCACTCGGCGATCAGGAAGCACATCATCAAGCGAGCCAAGGCGCTCGGACTGGAGAGCATGGTGCCCGAGAACTGGAACGCCGACGGCTCGCTGAAGGACGCGAACAAGTCCGACGCCGACGAGACGATGGTCGCGAAGGCCGAGCAGGTACTGCGCGACGTGCGGGCGCTCGCCCCGTCGCTGACGAAGGCCGACGACGGCGAATCCGCCAGCGAGGAAGTCGACGAGTCCGAGGACATCGCGAACGCTGAGCAGGCCATCGCGGTCATCGCGAAGCTGATCATCGCCGAGGCCGAATCGCTGGCCATGGGCAACCTCAACGAGGCCTGCGACATCGACCTCCTGCTGTCCGCCGTACGCTCCCTCACCTGGTTCAAGCGGCGCGAAGAAGCCGAGCAGGCCGGCGGCAGCGACATGGAACTCGCCGACAAGCCCCCCAAGAAGACTCCCGCCGCCCCCGCCACCACCGATGGTGACGAGGACGACGAAGAGGAGGACGAGGACGACGACGAGGCGTCGAAGTCCGAGGCCCCCACGCTCACCAAGGCAGACGTCACCGAGCTGGTGAAGTCCGCTGTCGCAGAGGCCAACAAGGCCGCAGAGGAGCGCACCACGGCGCTCGCGGCTGATCTGGCGAAGGCGCAGCAGACCATCGACGAGCTGAGGGCTCTGCCGCAGCCGGGCGGACCGGTGCTCACCCGCACCACCATCCAGGAGGCCGAGGCGCGTAAGAGCGACGCGGCCATCCTCAAGGCGCAGGCCGACGAGTACCTCGCCAAGGCCGACCAGTGCTCGGACCGCTATCTCGCGGACGGCTACCGCGAGAAGGCCCAGGAGCTCCTGGCCAAGGCCGACGCCTGACCGCCTCTCCACCCGAACGCTTCCCCTGACCCCCGCGTGGGGTCTTTTTCATGAAGGGAGCCCGCTGTGGCTCTGCCCAACGCAGAAGTGCTGTTCGGCGACTCGCCGGACGCACCCAAGCTCGCCAAGGGCGAGGTCGCGACCCGCTTCGACGCCCTGATGAAGGCCGTCGACGGCGCCCCGACCCGCACCCTCGGCCCGCAGGACGTCACCAACGCCTTCGCCGCCGGCCACGGGATCGACTTCACGCAGCAGCCGCGCTCGGCGTACGGCGTGCTGACGAAGGCTCTGGCCGCGCCGGAGCTGACGAAGGGCATCAGCGCGGAAGCCCTGGCCTCCGTCACATCGGCGCTGGACGAGCTGAAGGCGCAGCAGCCGGACCTCGTCAAGGACATCACCACCAGCAGCCCGGTCTCGACCGGTCTGGTGGCGTTCGACCTCGAGGCCCCGGCCAAGATGCTCACGCCGCGGCCGACTCCGCTGCGGAACCGGCTGCCGCGCCGTAAGGGCATCGGCACGTCGCACCGCTTCAAGCGGATCACCGGGTTCACGGGCACGGGCACCGGCGGCGTCGGCAACATCCACCCGGGTATCGCCGACACCACGCAGACGAACTTCGCCCCCTCCGGCGCGTCGCAGTCGCTGTACTACGCGCGCGGCCCGAAGATCTCGTACGCGGGTGACGACCAGGTCGTCCCGTACAGCCAGTTCTCCGTGTCGGACGAGGTCACGTGGTCCGCGCAGTACGCCGGCCAGGGCTTCCAGGACATCCGTCAGCTGTCGCGGACGTCGCTGCTGTATTCGTCGATGCTGCTGGAGGAGCGCATGCTCCTCATGGGCCGCGGCACCGCGTCCGGGTTCCTC